GATTGGTCATATCGAAACAAGTTTGACTCGTATGATACGTTACAAAAGAGTGATCCATTTGGTTACGTAGGACAGTTAGCTGGCTACTCTAAGGCTTCAGGTAAGAAGGTAGGTGGCTGGTGGGTTGTCAATAAAGCTAATGGCAACATCAAGTATGTACCTGCTGATGGTCTTGACTTAGATGTAGAGATAACTAAGTTAGAACAGACAGTTGATACTGTAAACGAGAACAAGTTTGAGCGTTGCTTCGAGCCTGTACCTGAAACATTCAGAGGTACACCATCAGGTAACACCATATTAAATGACAACTGTAAGTTCTGTGACTACAGGTTCTCTTGCTTTGAAACATTACAAGAGTTACCATCTAAGGTATCGAAAGCTAGAACACTTCCTATAGTTAACTACATTAGTATAGGGGCGTGACAATGAACGGTAAAAGATTTGCCGCTGCACTAAAGCATGGGTATAGAAGTGGTCTTGAGATAAAGAACAAGGACTTCTTAGTTGAGAAAGGTATCAAGGTAAAGTATGAGGAAGTCAAGATTGAGTGGGAAGACCTCATGTATCGTATCTATACCCCAGACTTTGTGCTACCTAACGGTATTATAATAGAGACTAAGGGTAGGTTTACAGCAGATGACAGACGTAAACATGCCTACATAAAACTACAGCACCCTAAGCTGGACATACGGTTTGTGTTTGAGAGTAGCAGACGCAAGCTAAGTAAGGGAGCTAAGACAACCTACGGTCAGTGGTGTGTTAAGAATAAGTTTATGTTCCACGACAGGATCATACCTGAAGAATGGTTGTATGAGAAGGGTAAAGACATGCATCCAAGTTTAATACCCTTCCCACTAAAGAAAGTTAAAAGGAGAGAGCATGGAAAATAATGAGAGAATATTTTTAGAGTTTGATCCAAATGATTTCATAGTACGAATAAGTCCTATAACAGATACTAACGGTAGTTGGACAGGGGAGTTAGAGATAGGTACTTGTACAACAGATGAGAACAACCTCAGTGATGGGGACTACGTAAACCTCATGCAGCTAACACAGATGTTGCTATCCACAATACCAGCTATGGAAGATGACGAATATATAAGAGACACCCTTTACAAACTAGCCAATAGTGTGGTAGAAAAAGAAGAAGCTCCCCAGCGTAAGCTAGAGAGCATTGACGGTAACATAATAAATGTAAAATTTAAATAAGGAGATAGAGAAATGACAGACAGTACTATAACATTAAACGGTGAGTCGTTTACTATAGGAGACACTACTCTCTCTGACAATGTAAACTCACCTGATCACTACAACTTTGCAGGTATAGAATGTATTGATGCTATACGTGCAGCTACAGGAGAGGATGGTTTTTCTCACTACCTACAGGGTAATATAATGAAATACCTGTGGCGGTATCGGTACAAGAATGGTGTTGAGGATTTAGAGAAAGCTCAATGGTATCTTAATCAATTGATCGAAGAAGAAGATGAGGGTTAGACTTTACATAACCCTTGAGGTAGACGAAGATGATTACCCCACACCTGCTGATGGGCAGATCGAAAGTGAGCTAGAACAATCATTACATGCATACCTCTATGACATAGATGGCATAGACATTAAATCAATTAACACAATATCGGAGTAGTAATATGGACAACTTTTTACCAACAGACTATCAGTCATTCATACACAAGTCTCGCTACGCTAGGTGGGATGACAAAGAAAAGCGTAGGGAAACCTATGGAGAAACAGTATCACGTTACATGAACAACGTAGTTGTACCACACGTAGATGCAGCTACAGCATCCGAGATTGAGAATGCAATACTTAACCTAGAGGTTATGCCTAGCATGAGAACTATGATGACTGCTGGCCCTGCACTAGATCGTGACAACACCGCTGGGTACAACTGTAGCTACTTAGCTGTCGATGACCCCAAGGCTTTCGATGAGGCTATGTTCATCCTCCTGTGTGGCACTGGCGTGGGCTTTAGTGTAGAGCGGCAGTTCATCAGCAAGCTCCCAGAAGTGCCTAAGTTGTTCGAGAGCGAAACTACTGTCGTCGTCAAGGACAGCAAGGAAGGGTGGGCTAAGTCTTTCAGACAAGTGTTGGCTCTCCTTTGGGCTGGTGAAATCCCACAGTGGGATGTCAGTCGTGTACGTCCTGCTGGTGCAAGACTAAAAACATTTGGTGGTAGAGCCAGTGGCCCTGCACCTTTGATTGATTTGTTTAACTTTTCTACAACCATCTTTAGGAATGCAACTGGGCGTAGGCTGTCATCTATTGAATGCCACGACCTCATGTGTAAGATAGGTGAGGTAGTTGTAGTAGGTGGCGTACGCCGTAGTGCTATGATCTCTCTAAGTAATTTATCTGATGATCGTATGCGTCATGCAAAGTCAGGTGCATGGTGGGACAACAATCCTCAACGTGCATTAGCTAATAACTCAGTTAGCTATACAGAGAAACCAGACTCCATATCTTTTATGAGAGAGTGGATGTCATTAGTAGAGTCGGGGAGTGGTGAACGTGGTATATTCAATAGGCAAGCTAGTAAAAAACAAGTTGAGAAGTACGGTAGACGAGACCCTAATTATGAGTTTGGTTGCAACCCTTGCAGCGAGATCATACTTCGTCCGAACCAGTTCTGTAATCTTACGGAAGTTGTGGTACGATCCACTGACACGGCTAAAGACTTGGAGCGAAAAGTCAAACTCGCCACAATACTTGGGACGATCCAAAGCACGTACACAAAGTTCCCATACCTGCGAAAAGTGTGGACTACCAATACAGAAGAAGAGCGTTTGCTTGGTGTGTCACTCACCGGGATAATGGATAACCCTTTGATGACCACCCACAACCCAGAACTGGAGAAAACTCTTGAGAAATTACGTAAGCTTTCTGTTACTACTAACGCTAAGTGGGCTGATCATTTGGGTATCCCTGCTTCAACAGCGATCACCTGTGTCAAGCCAAGCGGGACAGTCTCACAACTTGTCGACAGTGCCTCTGGGATACACGCAAGGCACTCCAATTACTATATTAGAACTGTCAGAGGAGACAACAAAGACCCCTTAACACAGTTTATGAAAGACCAAGGAGTGCCTAGTGAGCCTGATGTAATGAAGCCTGATGCTACTACAGTGTTTAGCTTCCCTGTTATGTCACCTGCAATGTCGGTAACACGCAATGATCTGTCGGCAATAGAACAGTTAAAGACTTGGCTTACCTACCAACGGCATTTTTGTGAGCACAAACCAAGCATCACATGTACAGTACGTGATGAAGAATGGTTTGAGGTAGGTGCATTTGTTTATGAACACTTCGATGAGATGTCAGGTGTGTCTTTTTTACCACACTCTGATCACACTTACCAGCAAGCACCATATCAGGAGGTTGGCAAGTCAGACTATAGTATGTTACTGTCTATCATGCCTGACAAGATTGATTGGGCTGGGCTGTCTGAGTACGAGAAAGACGATAACACTGTAGCTATGCAAACTATGGCTTGCTCTGGTGGTGTATGTGAAATAGTAGATTTGGTATAAGGAGAATAGATATGGCAACTGTTACAATTGGAGAAAAAGATTATGATACAGATAAGTTTACTGAAGAACAGAACAATCTTCTAGGTGAGCTAACGTACTGTAACAAACTAGTTACACAACTTAAGTATCAAATAACCAGCTTAAATAATACTAATGATATTCTTTTTGATAAGATAAAGAAATTACTAGAAACCTAATAGCATAAGGAGAATACTTATGAAAGATAAAAGCAGAGCCTCACGTGGCTTGGGTAAGTACGATGCACCACTAAGAGTGCAATATCAAATGGGTTACACATCATTCAAGAGTGGTAGTAACCTGTCAAGTCCATTCAGTGGAGACACTATGCAGCATCGTGAATGGAATCGTGGGTTTAATAAAGCCTACTTCGACCAACTTAAAAGGGTGAAGGAGTATGAAGGAACTACAGGCAGAAGCAGAACAGTTTCTGAAGGAGAAGTACAGCATGTCTGATTTTAATGCGTATCAACGTAGCGCAGCAAGCACTGCAATCTATCCTGACCAGCATAAGATATTATACCCTGCGTTAGGGTTAGCTGGTGAGGCAGGGGAGGTAGCCAATAAGGTAAAGAAACTTATACGTGATGGGCCAGACAATAGGCCTGACACATGGCGAGAGGACATAGCCAGTGAGATAGGTGATGTACTGTGGTACTGTGCTGCACTAGCTACTGACCTTAACCTTACATTGGGTATGATAGCTGCACAGAATGAGAGCAAATTATCTAAACGAAAACACAATGGGACAATAGGTGGTAGTGGCGATACACGATAGACAAAAGGGAGTAGCCAATTACGGTCACTCCCTTTACTTTTGTTTATGTGTCATACATTAGTTTAATCACAGGGCTTCCTTAAATCCTCTTGCAATTTCTACTAGCCTATCCATGTCCTCAATATCTGTAACGTCAGCGGGAATACCACCATCTTTGTAAAACTCTGCCTGTGCATACTTACGCAGAGACTTTCTCATACTACGAAACTCTTCTTTAATAAGATTAATTTCTTCTGTCTCCATCTTACGATCTTCTCTACTCATAGCTTTTGCTTCTGTTATTTGAATTTGTAGCATAGCTATAACGGTATTGTTTACATACTGTTCAACCGTATATTTCTTTTTAGTGGCGGCATCTTCAGACCTGTATTCCTTACGCATTTCTGCTTCTACAGTTTGAGCATTTTCTACAAGTACAGGAAGATATTGTTTTAGTATTTTAGTTTCTGCCCTACGTATAGAAGGAACACGTGACCTACTACCTGTCTTATACTCTTCAAAACCTTTTGCCGTAAGGTACTCACCGTAGTCACTATCCTTTGTGACTTGGCTGATACCTAATCCCAGACTAAGGCCTAAGCCTTCACGTCTTTTGTCATCTGAATACAAGAACTCTCTATCAGGATTATCAAACTCTTCACTAGGACTAAATATATTGCTAATGCCACGCTGTCTAAACGATCTACCAATCTCCCCACCCACTGTAGGGCTTTCATCTGTTGACTGATCTGTATATTCCGCTGGTCTATCACCTTGCATACGTTGTATCTCTACAATTTGTGTAAGAGGTATTGCCCATGTAGTTAAGTAATCTCCCACTAATCTACCAACAGCTTTTGCTTTACGCTCATCTGAAATCAAATCATCTGATCCACTTAGTATGTTAGAAATTTCTTCAATGAATACATTAGATGCACCAGTTCTTGCGGAAGCACCTAAGAATGTTTCAGCGGCTTCCTTACCATCAAACCAATCAATAAATGTACCTTCACCCTCTGATACTTCCTTACCCATAAGAGAACCTAAAGCTCTACCTGCAACACCTTGTGGTAAAAACTTCTGTGAGCCGGGAGACAATCTCTTTACAGCTTCAGCCATCCATAGAAATTGACGCATAGGATACTGTGATGTAACATCTACTACTGTACCTTCTTTAGAGTTTATTTTTTTGTAGTCAGAAGGTACACCATCTGAGTTACGATACATGTAGGCTGCAGTGAATCCAACAATACCACTTATGTTACGAGATATATTCTGCCTATCTTTAGCAGTCATCTTTCCAAAACCTTTCATTGTATTTTCAAGGCTTTTTATTTTTGCTGCTGCTCTAGCTTTTGCGTTTGCAGTTTTTTTACTTTTGCCGCTTGCTATATCTTTTAATTCTTTTCTAGCTTTTGCTAGTTGCTGACTTAAATCTCTTTTCTTACTAATGTTAAGTCCTATTTTTATTGCAGGGGCCATAGCTCCACCAGTATACTGCGCCATCAACTCCATTGAGTTAAACATAAATCTTGGGAAGGGTGTCGTAACTGCAGTTAAACCAGTACGTGATAAGAAGTTAGATATATCAGCAAACACAGGGATGTCAGGAGCCTTAGCATAGGTAACGTCAAGTGCCCTACGAGTACTGTCCTCTACAAGTTGTGCAAATTTTGTTGCACCCTTTGGTCTAAACTTAGTTGAGTTAGACATAAGGTCAGATAGTCCACCCTTCTCTAACACCTCTAGTAATTCAATACCGTATTCTCTTTTTACAAGTCTTTCAAGCTCACCTATAAAAACACCACGGCGTATAGTAAATTCTTGTATCCTGTTGGGAACGTTGAGCATACTAACTACGTCCTCACCTTTACTAAGGATACCATCTACTGCACCACCCTTGCCTCTACCTGTAGCCATTTGATACTCGTTAATGTTATCAAACAAAGAGCTAAACTGTTTCTTAAATTCAGGTCTATCTAGTACGTAGTCAGTAAGTTCTTTTGACTTTACAGGAGTTCTGTATATACGGTGTAATGCACGAGTACTACCACTCCAGTTACTAGGGGATACAAGACTTTTTCCCCCAGCTTTAATTGCATTAGCACTTCTTGCTAGTAATTTTTGACCTTCCTTACCTGCAAATTCATTAGACATATTAACTAAAGTAGTGTCGAATATATTTTCTAAAGCTTCCATTGGAGCACGAATGGTTGCAGACTGAAGGTTACGTGCAGCAGTCTTGATCATTGAAACCATACCACCACGCCGCATGTTCTCTATCCTACGCCACGTTTGCATAAGACCATTTTGACTTTTCTCTAAGGCACGTTGTTTAGCCAAACTAACTTCATCTAAAGAACCTGCTCGTCTAATCTGAGATAGCTTGTTGAGTATCTTACCTGCTTCAGAGCCAGAGCCTACTACCGTAAGAACATAGTCATCAAAGTTAAGTGCATATTTACCAAGCATATCAGCTAGGTCTTGACTATCTACAAGGTCTTTATTAACTGTAAGTTCAAATAGGCTTTCAATAATGTTTTTGTCTTCACTAAAGAACTCAGGATGTGCTCTCTTTAAATCAGATGCTATAGACACAATTGCATTAAACTTTTCTGGTACTACTAGTGGACTAACAAAGTCATCTACTTCATCACTCAAACTACTGTATGCCTGTGTCTCTGTTACACCTGTTTCTTGTTGAACGTTTTCTTTTAGTCTAGTTTTCTCTGCGCTATTTTTTAGTAGCAAAGGGTTTTTATCTATAGCTGCATACCTACCAGCAATTTCATTTTGTAAATCCATTACAGTTTGAGATATCTCTCTACCACCTACCTTAGCAAGTTCAATATTGAGAACTTTTTTACCCTTGTCACCTGTAGAAATTTTGGTACCTGTACTTTTTTCAAAATCATCTATTAACTTTTGTGCTGTATCTTTATTTTGTTTAGCAACTTCGGCTGCAAGCTTACGTTTAGCTGCTACTTCAGTGGTGTCAGCGTTTAGTATCTTCTTCATTTGTGCATCTGTACCACCAGCTTTTCTTGCAACTTTTACTATTTGTTTACTTACAACTTTAGTACCGTAACCTACACCAGCAAGTTCCACAATGCTAAGCCCTACAAGCGCAAGAGCCATACCTTCATTACCTTCCTGCCATAGTTTGTGAGCAGTACGTACATTATCAGGTATGTCTATTACACCCATGACTGTACCGATTACAGGAACAAAGTCTGCACCTGTAACAATGTAACTAATTGTTGCTGGGTCTAGTCCTTTATCTAGCATTGCGTCTACAGCAGATGCACGTAATGGATTGGGGTCATTTAAAAGAGCATTAATATTATTAATAGATTCTACATACTCATTAACGTACACAGAAGATTCTACATTTTCCATAGCAAAAGGTTTGGGAAGCATGCCAGCCCTATTACCACCTGTCATTTCATCTTCGTTTTTTGCTGCCGCTAAATTAATTTCGTAAGCTTCTTTCTGACGTATAACATCAGGACGTGCGTTGTACTCTGCAACTTGTTCTCTACGTTGTTGCGCTCTTTCTACAGCAAGGGCTTCATAGTCTGTGCTGTCCATCATTTCCTGTAGTCTAGGGTCTAGCTCAACAGTAAGCTCAACAGGTTCGCCAACATTCTTTGGTGTTGTATTAGCAGAAGATACTAGCGTAGGCATTTCTGAGGGAACGTACTCAGGAAGATCACTCATAGGAACCATTCCATCTTCCTCAATAGGAATAGGTTTATCTATTTCTGTATCAACCACATCATCTTCATCGTCTGTAGTTAAATCAACCACAGGTAAATTAGAAAATGTATCAAGTCTAGGTAGTTCATCTATTGAAGACATGGGAATGTCTTGATCTAGCTCTTCCATTATTTAGTATCTTTCTTTTTACTGCCCACTTGTATGAAGTTTTTTATAGTGCTATTAAAGGTCAGGCTCAACAGGTTTCCAACTTGGTGGTAAGTATGTTGCATTCAATAAGTCTTCTATTTTTAAATCTGTTCTATACGCACTACCTAAGTAAGTTCCTGCAACATAAGCTTCAGGGGTACTAACTTCCACACCATCTACAGTTTTAGTAGATGCAGGTTGTAAAAAAGCATACATGTCTCCTACCTTTAATCTACCTCCAGTTTTTATAGCATTTCTTAAATCCTCCTTACTAGAAAAAGTATTAGCTCCTAATATCTTATTGGAGTTAGATTCTACGTATTGATTAAAAGACCTTTTAGCATTGTCAACAATACCATTTATGCTTTTATACATTTGCTCTTCTTTATAACCTGCATTATTATCAATGAATAACTTCTGTGCAGTTAAAAGTTCAGCAAATGGTAAAGCATTTGTACCTTTTAATTTTCCTTGCAATACACCTTCACCAAGACTACCTATCTTGAGCTTTAATTCGCTTTGAGCTAACATTCTAGTCCTCTCAACTTTTTTCTCACGTTGAGCTATAGTATAAAACTCAATTTCTGCATCAGGATCTTCTGCTTCTCTTGCAGCTTTTGCTTTAGCAGCAATAAGTTTAAGTAAAGTACTTTGTCTAAGGTCTATTTTTGCAATCTTTTCTGAGTCATCTCCTGCAGCAATTCTATCGTTAAGTAAATTAAGCTCATATTCAGCTTGTGTTTTTGCTTCTTTAGTAGGGGCAACTCTTTTAAATTGACCTGCAAATGAACCGCCCATGCCCACTGGTGGTTCACCATCTATGTTTAAAGCACCCGCACCTGTATTAATTATATCATTGTCTGGCATAGTGTACATTGTACTGGCGTCTAAACCTTTACCATCATAGTAAGCACCCCTAGCAATTGCATGTTCTGCGTGCGCATTGCCTTTAGACATTATATCTTTTGTTTGGCCTGGGGTAAAAAACACAGATAACTTTTCAGCTAACTCTTTTG